AAATAGAGAGAAGATGACCAGCCGCAATATATTCATTGGACTCATAAGTGATCGGAAAAAAGTTATCTGTGAGAAAAAGCTCTGTCGAGAATCCAATCCTAACCAAATGCGCTAGTCTTAGCCCATCTTGTTCTAGTGCAGTCTGAGTCGTAGCATTGATCGTGCGTGTCACGGGATGACCTCGATCATATCGATCTCATATGAATACTGTTCATTCGCGTTCAGATCATAGGTTTGAATATCGTTTCTCAAACGCATGGTGAACGGCACACTGTCAAAGGTAATCGCTTCGTTATCTGCTACGTTTGACACCAAGGCTGGCTCAATTGATACATTCCCGGCCCCGGTCAGGTCTGCTGTGACCATGTAAACCTTGGAATGGTTGGCAAATTTAATAAAGTCTCCTGCCTTCAATGTTCCTGATATCCCGTCTATCGGTACACTGACAGCACCAGCGTTCGTCGCTCCATTCACCAAAACTGTTCCAGAAACATCACCATTAGCGTTTCCGATCACTGGGGGAACAATAGTAAAACTTCCTAACCGACCTTGCTGACTTGTGACAAATGCAAAGACAGGCATGAACTCTGCCCTAGTCATCACATTGTATCGCGCCGTGAAACAGAACTGCTGACCGCCAATCGTCCTGACTTGCTGACGACCTGAGACAGTTTCTGATAACAAATTGTTATGCTTCGACTCTACGTTGATGGCTTGAAACTCTGGTGTCGTTGGGTAAGTGCCTGACATTAGATAACGCCTCTAGTTCCGCGATCATTCATCGCCTGATTCACGATGGTCACAATCTGACCTCGACGGCTCTGTAATAGTGAGTCGAACCCTCTAGCGTCCACTGTTGAAATGTTGAAGTTGATGTTTGCGACTCTGTTTGTTACCTGATTTGGTGCTTGGATACGATTATTTGGGATAATATTGCCTGACTGACCAGCACCCATTGATAAGATTTCCGGGCCACGCTCTCCAACCACATAAGATTCACCGCCTCGTACCTGACCACCCAAAGCTCGACCTTGGAATTTTTGATTCCTGATTTGTTGGACTTGAGACAATCCGTTTGCAACAACTGCGGCGGCTACAATAAAGTTTAAAGGCGGCGGTAACTCTGAAAGTGCTTTGGTTGCCCCTGTGTAGGTATTCATCACCGCCTGACCGATATTATATGCTTTTGCTATTTTGAATGCCTGAGCGTTGACTTGACCTAAACTATTTAGGGCATCTCCTGCGCTCTTGATTGCAAATTCATTTGTCTGCTTTTCAATGTTCTTTTGTGCTTCTGCACGTTGTTGTTCACTGAGAGTTCTGTCTCTTGCAACTTGCTTTTGTAACTCTAAACGTCTAGCAAAACTCTCAATCTCACTATTCTCAACGTCAATCAAACCTAACCGTCTGGCTTCATCTTCTGCGGCTCTGATCTGTTTTCGACTTTCTGAGGCTTCTTGTTCTCTGCTACGTTCTTCTGCTTTAATTTTCGCTTGTGCTTCTGATTGCTCGTTCTGAATTCTTGCGGCTTCCTCCGCTTCTTGTCGTCTGAAAAATGCTCTACTCTCAGCCGCTTCTCGTTCTTCGCCTAATTCTCTGGCTCTAATTCTGGCTTGTTGTCTACTTTGTTCTTTTCTTTCTGCCGCTAACTCAGCATTAAGGTTTCTTTGTGCCTCTGCCTCATCTTTCTTTGCTTTTGCCGTTTTCTCACGGGCGACCTTCTCTGCTTCTTTTGCTTCAAGCAACGATAACAATATTTCTAACTCTATATTGTTTACTCGATTTAGCCCATGCTTTGCGGCTTCGATTGCCAATATTTCTGATGGTGTTTTTCCGAATGTCTCTGACTGTTCTACTAATTTTTCTGTAAACTTCCTAGCGGCTTCCTCTGATTTCGTTTCTGAGTTTGTGAATTCGTCTATTGCATTTTGCGCTTTGAGTAAGACGAGACTTTCTTGTTGGATTTCTTTGTTGAGTTTTGCGACTGCCTCCCGATGAACATCTGCTCTAGCAGTCCGGTTGCCTCTTACTTCAACATCTTCCTCGCCTTCTTTAACTAATTTTTTAATTGCGGCTTCTTCTGCTTCTAATTCCTTGGTCAGTTTTCTTATAGTTTCTTCAGAATCGGAAGCCTCTTCTTTTAATTCTGCTAATTTTTCGGCAAATACAAGGGGGAACTCTTCTTTCAGTTTAATACTCAAATCGTCAGCTATCTCAATCAGATCATCTAACCCACGACCTACGTTGAACAATGTTGGAAGCAATACCATTCCAAGTGATGCCGCCAAACCAGCGACAGCACCAACAAGTGGAAGTCCTAAAACAATACCTAAGTCAGCGGCTTGCTGAGAAAGAGCCAGCATTGGATTTGTGCCAGCTTGAACCTGACCGACAAGTTGCTGTACTTGTATTCCAGCCTGACCAGCACCTCGACCCAGATTTCCGAATCCCCTTACTGCAGGACGAGTACTATCACGAATCCCCGCTAATTGTTTCTCAAATGACTTGAGCGTAGCGTCAGTGATTTTGCCTTGTTTGTTAAGTTTCTGGAGTGCATTGACAGCTTGACCGATCTCTTTGGTATCGGCTTTAAACATAAGTGTAGCTACTTCAGTGGCCATTTTGGCTCCATATCACGATATTGACTTAATGTAATTATGGCCTCTATTTCCCACGGTGTCAGTAATAAACCTGTCAAACGCACATAGGCATCGATCTCTTGATAAGTAAATACGCTTAGAGTCGTATAGGCTTTCCATACATCATTATGACAATCGGACAAGGTAGGGGCATTGACAAGATCTGGCGGAGTTTTGCCCGTACTTTTCTCGACTTGTTTGAATGCATCGTATCGACTGACCTTTGAGCCTTCTGGACATGAGTTGATCCAAAAGCAATATCGTCCGAAACGGACGAACTCATCAATCAGCCGCTGATAAAATTGGCTCTATTCCCAAGAAATGCTAAAAGTTGATCTTTCACATCAGGAGCATTCGCATATAAATCAATGGCGTTTTTGCGATTGCACTCATACTCCTCACCATCTTTGACGATGTTAGACCATGAAATCGTCGCGTCTGCAAGTGCCTCGGCATCCATCAGATCATAGTTGAGAGAATCCATTTTGTTATCTGCACGAGCATCGATTATTTTTTGGGTTTGGTTCTTTTTAGCTTCTCGCCAAACTTTTGAATCCATGCCTTTAATGCGGATAATAACGTCCGTAGGCTTGCCGTCAATTGGCGAAAGAATTGTGACATCCGCTCCATCATCATGCGTTTCCGCCGTTTTTAAGTGTGCTAGTTCCATTTGCTAGTTCCTTCATAATCAGGCTGGTTGCCTTGTAATTTTTAATTGCTGATTGGTTGCATCGCTGAATAATGCGACAAACGGCATTGATAAAGTGATGGCTCCCTCGCCTGATACATCGGGCTGACCAGCGTTGTATTTGATCCTTGGAAGATTGAAGAGATAGTCATTTCCCAGAACATCCGTCAAGGTCAGAATAATTGCTGATTCTGTCTCGTTGACGAACTTTTCTAACACTGTTTTGCTGTCAAAGTACAAGCCCAATGTGCCCGTGACGCGTGATTTACCAATCGATGGTTGGTTGGTCAACTGCGACCCGACAGAGAACAAAGGCTCTAGCCCGTTTTCGATGGTCAATTCGATCTCAGTGACTGTTGCAATCGTGCTCCCACCTTCTGTAATCGCACCAGTAAATGAGTCAAATGGAGTCTTTCCGACATCCGCATTGTCACTTGCACCCGCGATTGTACTCGTGTTCAGCGTCATATTTTGTCCGACAATGCCGAGTGTCATACTAACCATTGCGTTTGGAGCCACACTTAACGTCAACGTGTTGAACTCAACGCCTGTGAATCGATGATATTCTGGTGTGGCTAAATCGAGGAATCGACGCTCAAGCGTAAATGACCGTCTTGTGTTCCCTGATATCAATACATTTGTGCTAAATGATCCGCACATCACGGCTTGGATCAACTCATCGAAAGCACCGTACTCTAGCTCAGATGAAATATCGCCACCAATTGTCTTGTTTCCATGCCGGAAATCTTCGACCTGTCGATCACCTCTCAGTTTCTCTGACTCAATTCCATCCTTAGTCATACCAATCGTCGTCGCGGTATGTGGGATCGGTGTATAAGTAGGATTGTTCGGTGTTGTCCCGTACGCTGATTCTGCAACATAAAACAGCGAATGTTGCGCTCCGTTTGCAATTGCCATGATTTGTTACCTCGCCGTCATGTATGAGTAAAAATCGATTTGAACTGGCACTTGTTGCCAACTACCACTGATTATAACCGGATTGATAGACACATTGATAATCCGAACTGTGTTGTTATTGTACGTCAAATTAGTTCCACGTTTAAAATGATCTGCAATGGTGTCAGGGATATTCGTACGCCCCGTCCCAGCCACTGTAAATACATCAACCTGATATATGCCTTCGATTCTATCCTTACCAGAAGCCCCAAGAGCCGCTTGGACTACTTCAGCGGGTAAGAAACTAGCTCGTAGATACGTTTCGTTGGCCGCTGGTTCGTATGGGATGTTTGGAAATGCAATATCTAAACCGCCAGATAGACTTGCTAGTCGAGCATCGAGCGCAGTTTGAACGTCATTGAATACCGTACTCATTTGAGAGTGTTCACTAGATTTTTAATATTCACTCGCAACATTCCCTGCGGCATTTGTTGAGAATAACCCTCTTCAATACGTCTTGCGTAGGGCAGATTATTAGTGAAGAAAAAAAAGTCACCTAGTTTTATTTTTTTAGTGACGTTTGCGCTCTCGTCGATTGTATCGCCTTCGGGCCGAATCTCTGCAATCTGTGTTAATATTGGCTGATTTATAGATGATTGCCAATTTCCGGCCAACCGTCCAGTATCTCGCGGTGTCGCTTTGATGACTTTTGCAGTGAAGTCGAGCAATGCTTCTCTGATACGTTTTTCGCCAAACTTCCGCACGTTGACCGAATATCTGTGTAAATCTGTTTCGACTGTCATGCTCTCACCTGTAGATCGACTGAAATCAAGGTGTCAGAAGGTTTGCGCTCATTGATTGCGATGACTCTAAAGACTTTACTGTCAAGGGACACAGTGTCATTCAAGATATAAGTATGCGGCTCAGACAATATGCGTCGATCGCCTTGCTGTACTGTGGTTCCATTGATTTCTGCATCATTGTAGTTGAACACACAACAAAACTTGCTGAATGTACTGGTAGTGTCGCTCGTCTGACCTGTCGCCGTGTTATACGAACCTTTGGACGTTCTAGTGAATGTAAGCTCCCGCCCGAAACTTTTGATCAGTGCTGTCGCTTTAGTCGAAAGCGTACCATACGAAAAGCTCACGCCCTCATTACCTCAAACGCTGGTCTAATAATTTTGCTGAGTGCAAATGTCAGAGCCGGAGTAGTGACACGGTTCTCACTATTGTTTGCATAGGTCACCTCAATATCTCCGACTTTCTCTCTCAGAGTTTTGCGATCCTCAGTGTTGAGTTGGCTATTTCCAGACTCTTGGACAAAGATCGCCTCATACAGGGCAAGTTTGACATCGTTAGGTATCTCAGTCGCGTCTGCGTAGTAGCCATCGATCATTGCTTCAGTTCTAGGCCACTGCAAAGGTTGGTTTTCATTTGCCTTGAATCCAATGAACGTCTGACGCTCAAAGAAATCCATCGCTCGAAAGATAGATTTGGTGACAGCCGCATCATTACCGTGACTCAACCCTCGTTTATCTGCAAACGCTTTGAACTCTTCTAACGTCACATAAGTATTCGCACCGCTGACGACCGACCCATCCTCAACGACAAGGCTCATTTCTTCACCTCGTATCCTACAGAGCGATACACATCGACCATACAAGGATCAACTTTGACGACCTTTCCGTCCTCATTGACCATTGTGACTAGGTTTGGATTCTCGTCTTCTTCGACTTTTTTGGTTTTCGATTCAGCCATCTCTCATTCCTTTAGTTGAACCGACTCATGGCGAACTAGCAGAACTCCACGAATCGGCTCAAGTAAAACGGGGGACAAGCCCCCGTATAGTTTTAGCCTAGCAGAGTTGCAATGAAGTCTGATTTCCAGCACTTCACGCCAAACGCGACAGCGACTTCGATCATAGCCTTACGATAACCCTTGTAGAATCGAACTTCATAGACGATCCCACTATTCGGGTCTTGAACCGTGATTGCGTCATCAGCATTGTCACCGCCTTCTGGCACTGCCGGAGCGCGAACAGCGAGTTCGATCGCACGACGATGGAACGCGACATTTGCAGTGTAGTCGTTGCCGATTGTCATTTCTGTCGCATCAGCTACGGTTGATCTGATACCGGGCGCACCGATCACGATATCGCCACTTGTGGCAACCAATCCAGTATTGACGACATACTTGTTCACGGAATCACCCGCAAATGTCACAACATCTCCAGCAATGATACCTGTCGTATTGACCGTACCACCGTCAAGAGTCAGGGTTGTTTCCCCAACGACTTCTCCTGATCCGTTGTTGATATCGTAACCAGTACCCGCGCCTTTGGTATGCGATTGGACTTGTGCCGACTCACGCACCGCCAGACCTTGCAGATCGAGCAAAGTGCCTTGGCGTAACAACGTATCGTTCCCAGCCTGATTGACCGACTGTAACGTCGAAAGTTGACGCAGATTTGTCCCGGCTAACGTATTCAAGACCAGACTAGCTTGACCATCATTTGGGGGCATTCCGTTATCGACTAGAATCTGTCGAATCTCTGCGACTTCATTAAAGTTTGACCCGAACGGTGTTGTGCCAGCCGTACCGAATGCTCTGGATGCAGAGTTCTTTGCCTGTGTAGCAATCTCCACCTCCATCTCATTGGTCAAAGCTCTCATTGCTTGAGCAATCATGTCACCGTAAACGGTGTCGTAGCCAACACCATTATTCAAGTGCAAGACATCTTCACCAGTGAATGGAATTTGAACAGAGCGAGACTTATTGATCGTCAATGTCTTATTATCAACCGTCTGATCAGTTCCTTGCGGAATGGTCATTGATTCGGTCACATCACCAACAGTGGATTCGCGTGTGAATGCGGCTCGTACAATGTCACCTTTTGCGGCACGTTCTGAACCATTTGCGTTGATTGTAACAGCAGGAATAAAGCCAACAAGCTCCCGTCCCACTACGTCAGCCGCTACATAAATGTCGGCGGCAAGGTCTGTTAATACGTTAGCCATGTGGGGCTACTCCTTCATTCGTTTACAATTTTTCCTTTGCCACGAACGAATAAAGCTCTGTCTTTTTGCGACAATTCATCGAACTGGCTCCGGCTCATTTCTTGAACTTCAACACTAGCCCCGCCAATGCTTCGGGTAGCCCCACCACCCTGCGCTTGAATGCCATCAACCAAGAAAGAATATTCAGTCTTAATCTTGGCACTCAGATCATCTAACGATGATACCGTCAACTGACCATTATCGTCAGTCACTCGGATTTCATTCTCAACTAAAGTCAGCCTCTGGCTGATTTCCTTTTCAAGAATTTTCGCCTTCTGAACGTCCTTTGTCAACGTCCCAGCTATCCTCGATGCTTCGGTTCGTATCGTCTGACGTTGCTGGCTTTCCATCATCTCATTGAGCCGTAAGTTGATCGATTCATTTTCGGCTTTTTGGCTTTCATAGAGTTCTTTGTATTGGCCGTTTTCTTGGGCTTGCTTTTCTTTTTCATCGCGTGCTTGGGCATCTGCTTTCTCCTTCGCTTTTTGAATCGCTTTTTTCTCAGCTAGCAATTCATCGTTCTTTGATTTAAGACCAGCGATCTCCTGATCTAACCTTTCTTGGACTTTTGCCTCAATCGTTGACTCGATTTCGTTTTGGAGTTTTTCTTTATCAGCGTCTTCAATTTGAAGGTCTTTTAGTGTTTCCATGCGTCACCTCTAGTTTGCGTGGTTGCGGCTCTGCCGCTTTAAGTGCTAAATATCAGCACCCTCTGGGATAATTATAACTTCAATCACCTGATTTAATTCAATAGCCTCTTGCAATCGATCAAGTTTTGACCCTAAGAATGCTAAATTATCCATATCTGGCGGAGCGATCCCGAATTTTTTCGTGTATGTCTGTATCAGTTCTAGTTCAGCAGATTCTATTTGACTCTCAAACTCTTCCAATGTCACTTTGCTATCTCCTCAAGAATCTGGACGAATCGCTTAGCCATGTTAGGCGCGATCTTCTCCACATTCTTCCAATCTGGTGTTCCGTATATCGAATACATATTGGCAAAGGCTTCTTTTTCCTTCATGCCTTTGATTTTCCAATAGCTCTTGGCATGGCCGAACCCACCGAGATTACCGCGACAAATACCGCCCGTGAATCCATCTAGAATGTCGCATAGGTTGCCTTTGGTAGGAAGCTCATCGAAATCCCATCTTCGTCTTCCCTCAACTTGCTTAATCTTGAATAGCTCTTGCATCTTTTCATACGCGACTGACTTTCTTGTCTTAGTAGGAACTAAACCGAGAGCCTTTCTATCAAGTTTGAATGCTTCTTGGAATCTTGGATCTGTCTCTGACCATGACTTATATCTATTTCCGAGCTTTTTGCCAATCTCATAATCGATGTGATGGCCGTACTCGTGTGCAGTAACTGCATGATAGTCAGTACCATCAGGCTTGAGATTTGTCTGAACATACACATTGCCTGAATCATAGTAAGCCCCTTTCCTCTCTGGAACTGATTGTATTTCATTCGGCTTCGGTAGTTTCCTCGCGACTTTGAGCGTTAATGGAGTGAGATCTTTATTCAATCGCCTTTCAACATCCTCGATTCTGTTGCCGATAACTCCTTTCAACTTCAATGGCGGCTCTTTGGGTTCTGGCAAAGTTGGTCTGATAGCTTGTTGGATCGTCGTTTGATTGAATGTGATGTCTCTATCTCTCAACTCTTGCAGTGTCAGAGTGCGACCATCGCTGTCGATGAATCGTGACAGTGGTAGTCGCTGTTGAGCGAACAGGCGTTGACGCTCCTTGCCAAGCACCTCAATCTGGAACTCTTTGGATTGTTTCCGCAACCATTGCTCATAGTTGAGTTTTCCTGATACTGGCCTTTTCCCTGTTGAGCCATCTGAGGGTCTGAAGGTTTCTCCTTCAATCTCCATTCCCTTTTTTACCTTGGGGACTATTGTCGAACGACAGCCAAAATGTGCTGGTGGCTTCGGTGATCTGTCGTCGTTGTTAGATATTGGATAGATCAAACCATCTCGACTCATGCAAATGAACGTAGTCCGGCTATCGAGAGTGGCGACCCACTCATATCCGTCGAGTATGTCTCGGTTTTCCATCAAGGTTCTGTTTCGAGCTTGTACAGCCAAATGGTTAGTCCCTGTCCTGATTAGCGTTTTAACTTGATCTTTTTTAAGACTGACGTGGTCTTTGATGTCATTTACGATTTGCGGCGATGTCCGACCTAGTGCGAATCCATCGCGTAGAACTTGTAAGAACTGGCCTTGCGCTTGTTGACCGAATACACTGATCAACTGACCGAATGATTTGGCAGATCGACCGGGCTGTAAAGCCATGACATCGGTCAGGTACGCAGATTGTAGTTGTACGGGATTCGGTAGATCGAAATCAACTCCAGTAGCTTGCGTGAATGCGGCTGTGCTGAATTCAGATTCGTATTCAATAAAGTTGTTGGCGAAATCCTCTGTCGAGGCTCCGATCTCTTGGTACACCTCTGCCGCATATAGTTTGAGATCATTGAGGATTCGTTGATACCGGAACTGCTGGAAGTCTGTTAGATCGCCTTCCAACTTGCGTTCAACTTCAGCGATAAGTTTTTCTAGCTCAATTCCTGCTTGATTGACCTGACCACCAGCAAGACGCTGGATAAATA